AAGCGCCATACTCTGGTAAATATGTTTCAAAGTAAAGTGCTCTACCTTGAATAGATTTGCAAGCAACCCAAACACCTTCTACAAATTCTCCATGTCCTTTTTGATGATCATATAAATATTGTTTTTTAACATAAACTTTAGTAGGTGGTAAGTTAGCAACTAAAAATGACATTACTTCTTTCTATAAAATTTACGTCCTACAAAGAAAACAATTAAGTTTTGTATTGTATTTAATGTGACCATTAAGAGTAACCACGCTTCCCATATCTCCATTTATTTAGTTTTACCACGAGCTTTTTTCAAAGCTTCTTTACCACGTTTTGCAATCGCAGCTTGTTCTTTCTTGCCTGCAACTTTAGCACGTTGTTCTACAACAGTCAAGATTTGTATCTTACGTGCGTATGGTTTGTTAATTCTTTTTACTTTAGCAACAGTAGCCCTGGCATCTGCAGGTGTTGCATACTTAATACTGACTGTATCTTTTGGATTCTCATCTGTATATAATCTACGATCAGAACCTTTTGGTTTTTTACCAGTGCCTACTTTTGGATCTTTTCTTTTTACCACTTACTTCTATTTGCCCAATACGCTGCAGACATTTTACCTTTTGCAATATTTTTTGCATGTCTTGCTTTAAAAGATTTTCTTTTCTTTTTCATTCTATCAGACTCTCCTGCCTTTGGTTTGCCAGCAGTCTTCGCTCCTTGCTGACCATATCTAATTGTTTTAATTTTGTTACCTTCTTTAGCCACTACTATGTGTGACTTCTTGGGGTGATTAGGTGTACGTTTTGGTTTATTAAAACCTGTAACACCTGCTCGTTTTAATCTTGGATCTTTAGCCATTATCTATACTTCCTTACTTTCTTTGCAATCCCTTTCGGTTGCTTCACAAACTGTTTGCCCTTTTTTGTTCCTTTTCGCTTTGCTCTTGTCGTTG